ATCTCAATCTGCTACTTTCTGCCTTTTCTGTATAGGTTAAGTAGGAAGGCACGGCGAAGATGGCGCAAGCCTTGAAAAAGGGATTAGACGCTGTTGAAGTGCAAGCCTTCGCAAGACGATCTTTAACAATCGAAGAGAAGAAGTCTATAAAGCGTGAAAATTGGGCATGCTTCTATAGGAGAAGTGCGTCCAAAATATACCAACAAATCCAAGGGAGGGAAACCATGGAGTTGAACAGCTTCGTTAAACGGCTAAAAGCAATGGAAGCCGCGGCTTCCATTGAAGGCCTGGCAGAAATGGTAACATTCGCTGCTGACCAGGCAAGCCAAAATAACTTCAACCCATTGGATGCACTGTATAGTGTATCCTTAAAAGCGGGTCTCCGAGGTCGTCTTGGTCTCTTATTGGCAAGTGCCAATGTTTGGCATTATGCCAAGGCCGAACAGCTCGCGGAAGAAAACCACCGCGAATGGAGAGGGATCGCAATTACTCACGTAGTACGCGCAAAGCGTACTGCGAAAGACCACGAAACAAACGCGCCACTTACAGTGGCGCAGACAAAAGAAGCATTGCGGCTTTGTTTCGTAGGCATTACGCAAGAAACGCTGCTCGAAGCCGCAAAGGCCTTGGCCAAGGCCGAAGCCAAAGCCAAGGCTGAAGCCAAGGCTAAAAACGAAGCCGCAAAGACAGAGAAGGAATACTGGAAGAAAAAGGCCGAAAAGCTGGCAGCGGCAGCTGCCAAAGCTGGGTTCAATATCCAGTTTCAAATCGGATAGCCTTCAAGACGGTGGGCATTGCCCACCGTCTTTTTGTTGTCGTGGCAGGCCTTGTGCATGCCACGATTATTTTTTGTGGCAACCTATAGAAAAACTTATCGTACATATTGCCACAAAACCTTGTGGCAAAAGTGGTGGACTATAAAATCTGCCGTAACTTTTGCCACAAAACCTTGTGGCAAAAACTTTGGGAAAGTGTAGCTTTTGCCACAAAACCTTGTGGCAAAAGTGGTGGACTATAAAATCTGCCGTAACTTTTGCCACAAAACCTTGTGGCAAAAACTTTTGCCACACGAAAAACCAACTTTCGCCACAAAAAAGTAGGGTTTTGTGGCAAGAAAAAAGCCAATCAAACTATTAGAATGACTGACGAAAACGCTCCAAAACCCCAAAACCACAGATTTTGAAAATCATTTTTAGGTTCGCGAGTGAATTTTTGACTACGCGCGCGATGAAAAACCATCGCGCAACGAAATTCTCCAGCAAAAATGATTTTCATTTTCTGTGGCTTTGGGGCTATAGAACTATAAATATCTAATATTATAAATAAAACTTTTGACACAGACCCTAAAACTTTTGTACCACAAAGCCCCTTTTTTGCCAACTTTTGCCACACTCGACTGGTTTTACTGTGGCAAAAGTGGTACGCTATAAAATCTGCCGTAACTTTTGCCACAAAAGCCTGTGGCAAAAGTTTCACCTCAACCTAAAGGAGGATTACGATGATTCCCACAACTGACCCCTTGGCTCTCTCCGGCTTCCTCGCGGCCTTTCATGCCGCCGACATCCCGCTTTTCATCTGGGGTCCTCCGGGGGCCGGCAAGTCTGCGGTGGTGGCTCAGTACGCCGCCGCGGCCGGCATGGACCTCTGCGACATTCGATTGTCGCAGTATGAGTCGGTGGATTTACGGGGGGTCCCGGTTCCAGACGAGCCCTCATCAACTACACGCTGGTTTCCACCCAGCACCCTACCGTTCAACGCCACCAAACCTACAATTATATTCCTTGATGAGATCCTCCACGCCGCCCCGTCGGTTCAGGCAGCGGCTTTCCAGCTGGTTTTAGACCGGCGTGTTGGAGAGCACCGGCTGCCGTCATGTGTCTATATTGTGGCGGCGAGTAACCGACATTCGGATAGAGCGGGTGTTAACCAGCTGCTGGCCCCGCTTGCCAACCGCTTTGCCCACGTGGAGGTCATCCCTACGCTCGAAGCGTGGAAGTCTTGGGCGCTCAAGCCGGAAACCAATATCAGCCCGCTGGTGGTTGGCTATCTCAATCAGCGTCCGACCCACCTGGACCTCTCTACAGAGGCCATCAAACAAGGGCTGAAGGCGTTCCCGACGCCTAGGGCGTGGGAGGGCGTGTCGCGCATTCTTCGTGCGGCCCCGCCGTGTATGCAATACATTGAAGCCCTTGTGGGCTCGGCGGTGGCCGGGGAGTTTATGGCGTATGTCGAATGCGCCTCGCAGCTCCCCCAGTGGGAGGACATTACATCTACGCCCGCAAAAGCCCGGGTGCCGGATTCTGTGGACGCCCTTTATGCGGTGGCGTCGTTGTGCGTAGCCCGGGTGGCTACCGAAACGGTCAAGGCGGTAACTACGTATGTCAAGCGGCTCCCGCTGGAATACCAAACACTGTTTATTGCCGACCTGGCCCGCGCACGGCGCAGCTTTGTGGCAACGTCGGCCCCTCTGAGCGCCTTGGCCGGCGCTGTATGGAAGGAAGTGGGATAACCACCCTAAAAAGGAGGCACTATGCCAACCCAGAATGCAACACCGCCTGATCACCAGGCGGTTATCTCGAGGCTCAAGGCCGCGCTCAAAGTCAAGGCGCCGTTCTTTGGTGCCTTGGCGCTTCTAACCCCCGTATGGTACGACCCAGACACGCCTACGGCGGCGACGGATGGGATGAGTATTTATGTCGGGGACTGGTTTTTGGAGCAACCTCAATCCAGCCAGCTGTTCATCCTCGTCCATGAGCTGGCTCATAAAGCGCTGTTGCATCCTTTCCGGCAGAAGTCCAACCCGGCTACGCCGGACCCCGTACGGTACAATGTGGCTTCGGATTATGTAGTCAACGGTCTTATCCACGACACACCGGCGTTGTCGTGGCTGAATGTCCCGGACGGGGCGTTGTATGATCGGCGGTATGCTGGCTTGTCTGCGGAGGAAGTGTATAAGCTGCTGCCGACGCTTCCGCCGGATATGACGCCCCTCCAGCTCTCTGGGGACCTGCGTGACCCAGCCAACCAAGCCGACCCTAACGCCGACCCAGCCGACCCAGCCGACCCTAACGCCGACCCAGCCGACCCTAACGCCGACCCAGCCGACCCTAACGCCACCCTAGCAAAGGTCAAAGCCCAGGTGTTGGCTGCGGCAAGTGGTGTGCAGCCGGGGCAGTTGCCCGGTGAGATAGCCAAGTTGGTTGTTTCGTTGGGGAAGCCCCGGGTGGATTGGGTGGCGGTCTTGCGGCGGTTTCTGCTTGCCGTGGCGCCCACGGCGGACATTACGTGGAGTCGGCCGTCACGGCGGTCTTATGGGGCGGGTGTGTACTTGCCGGCCGTACAACCCCCGCAGGGTGCGCTGACGCAACTGTTCGTTGTTATAGATGTGTCCGGTTCGTGTTACAGTTACGCATCTGTGTTTATGCACGAGCTGGCTGGCATTTTACATACGCACCCGGGGTGTTTTGCAGAAGTCCACGTACTCTACTGCGATACCGCGGTGGTTCGGTATGACGTATTGGACCCGACCGATGCTTCTGCCATGGCTTCTGCCGCTGCGCTCACGGTCCCGGCGGGTGGTGGTACGGACCTCAGGGCTGGTTTCCGTCGGGTAGGGCAGCTCGTGCAGCCTGACGCCATCGCGGCGGTGGTGGTGCTCACGGATGGTGAATCCCCGTGGCCGGACGCTCCGGCGGTGGCTCCGACGGTCAGTGATGTGCCTGTGCTGGTGGTCATGCCGGAGGCTGCGGCGGCCGTACTCGACCCACACACGCTGCGGGACATCGAGGCCATCGCCCAGACGGTGAACATCCCCAGTGCGTAAGCGCAACTCAACCTCAAGACGGAGGCCAACATGTTGAAAGCAAGCAAAAAGGTATTTGGGTCCCTATTTAATCAGTACAAGGGGCAGAGTAATCCGCAGCCGGCGTTCCTGTACCTCAATGGGGGCGGAGAATACTGGCTGGATTGGGATGCGGCGCTTGGTGATAGTGTTCCTATGGATGTATGGCATCAACGGACCCTGCGTTGGTCTGTTTCTCCATACATTTCGAAGGAGGCGTGTGAAGAGCTCTTGGAAGACGAAGAAGTCCTGGAGCTTCTTAATCGTGTCCATAATGGACACTATGTCGGGTGGGACGGGAACAATCATGTAGGGACTCTGAGCGACGATGCGAGTGAGGCATCAGATATGCTCAGGGTTTTGTTAGACCAAAAATACAATCAAAATCTTGAAGCCCACGCCCAGGTCTGGGACGCATTGGACTGGATCACGGCAGAAGGTCTAAATTCTCTCGCGGCTGTATGGCCGCCTGATGAGTCTTTTGATGTTGCGGTAGAAAGGCTTGAATCGGAAACCGAAGCTGCCGGGGTCGTACTTTCCGACAGCATTGAGAGTGCGCTTATTACTGCACTCAAAATGGAGGACCCCGATGACCTGAAAGGGGAGCATCTCAAGGCGTACATGAAGTATGTGAGTAGTGGTCGATGAACGTTCAACAACGAACAAACGACAAAGGAGAAAACGTATGACTTACGAAGATTTAGCAGCGTATTGGGTAGCTGGCATACTGTCCCCACGGGTCGCGGCGACGCAGTATTGCCACATACGGCTTGGCAAGATTGAGCTGGATGGTTTTCGTGTGTGGGTAGGGTCGGACCTTATCGCGATGGTGCACTCAAACCCGGCTACGTCCCAATACACAGCTCTGGTTGCGTCGCCGGTAAGCACTACGGCGTTTGCCGGGCCGTTTCTGACGATGGTGGAGAAGTTTCTTCCTGTTATTCAGTACCCATACCGGCACGTTCCGCTTGACCTACGGGACCCGAAGACGCTGGCATACAAACGCCCCAAGGCGTATCGTCCGCAGCTCCGGGAGCAGCAGGGCCTTGGCCCTGTACCGGCGTGGTTGGGCCCCTTCGTGGCCGCTGCGGAGCGGTACGCCCGGAAGAGCGTGGTGTACTACGAGACGGACTTTCGGATGACCTATGCGCGCCATGTGCCAGTCATTGGTCAGAACGCCAAGATGCTGGCGGAGATGCTGCAGGAACCCTTCCCGGCGCAGATGTTCACGCTGGATTTCCTGCTGCGTCCCTATCCACGGGAGTACAACATGTACGCAGTCTACTGGCTGTCAGACTCGACTCCGTTTGATAACATCGAGGCGGTCTGATACCCACCCCAACCCCTAACCCATGGAGGATACTTGTATGCGCGCGTCCGATCTTCTGAGTACGTTGGATTATCTGGTTCGTAGGCGGCTGGTTTGGAAGCCTCACGAGGTTATCGTCAAGCATCCATGGTTGCTGCTCCGCGCAGGAAAGTCACAGTATACGTTATACACTGGCCCCTCGGTGGACCTGTCGGTCTTTGGGCTGGTACGTGTGCCAGGCTTTGCGCCGCCCAACCCCCGGTTTCGGGACATCTTGACACGCATAGCTTCACCCTTCTCCGATGCCCTCACGCCGGCCGTATCATACTATGTGTTCGCCCACACAGAACCGGTGCAGCCCGACACACTCAGCGCCCTGCGGGCCTTCGCTAAGGAGCTCCCTGTGGGGTTCCAGCTGGAGTGCTCCGGCCCGTCGGAGCGCTCTGAAGACCTGAGTGACGCCCTCGATACGTCCGACCCACATACGACCGTATGGCGGCTGGTGCTGAACCCGGTGCGATCGACGTGGCTCAAGGAGACGCATACATACGCCATTCGGGTACCGTACCGGTTGCAGAGTTTCCCTCTCAGGCAGATGGTACGAGCGCTGCACCACATTTTTACACCGGAGTTTGTGTATGAGCAGGCGGAGGCCGATTTGGTTCAGTGACAGTGGATACCTTGTGGTTCCATACCCGCAGTGTTTCCCAGCCCGGTCGGCGGCGCGGCGGTACGTCGAGCTGGTGATAAAAGTCTCACCCCCGGACACGCTGTGTTGCTGCCCTACGCTGGAGCTGCTCGACCCCGAGGACCAACCGTCAGACACATGGTTTATGCCGTTCCTCACGTGGTATACTACGCATGTCCGCCACGCCGCTAGAGCCCGGTCGGATCGTATGTTCTGGACACACCTCCGTTGCGCCGACGATGCGAGGCTCTATGCGGAGCGGTATGCAACCTTTGTGCCCCAGCACTACGCGCCGCTTCCGTTGGATCAATTCACCCATCACGCCGCACTGGCCGAGTATCCGCGGTTGTTCAACCGCCTCGCCGTGCGCGTATTCCAAGGAGGACAGCCATGACCCTGCAAGACGCCATCAAACACTTTGTCATGACCCACCCCGAGACGGTGATCAATATTCGTGACATCGAGGATATGGTGCACGAACACTTCAACAGCGCCGCTAACGACTCGTGTACAATAGAGCTGTTCGGGGCCGACTACGTGGTAACACCCGAACTTTTGCACTGTATCGACCCAGGTTTGGCGCGCGCTGTGTGGTTAGATTACGTGGAATACGAACTCAACGAAATCCTGTACAAGTACGAACCACCGCGCGACGCCGTGCACAGCCTGATGCAGCAGATGGATACCATCAAGGAGCTCGTAGGCGACGACGCCGCCGAAGACCCGGACATCATAGATTTGATCGCTGACCCCGCAGCCACCCTTGAAGCCCTGCTGATAGAAGCGTTTCAGGATGACACCGTTATCCGTGCCTGCATGCGCTACGTCGATGACCACATCCGTGCGCCGTTCTAAGGAGGGTGTTGTTATGAAGAAGCTACAACTTAAACGCGGAGAAATCGTTGTTGCTGTAGTGCCGAAAGTGATTCACGGCCCCGGACCTGGAGGAAGAAACGAACCGACGTTTGTCTATATACTCACACCAACCGGTCGGATTCGTGAAGATTGTATTCAACCTGATGACGCCCCTTTATCGTTTTACAAACTGTCCCACCCAGCAGCCGCAATACACGACGCGCTGCTTAAAGCACTTCCTGTAGAGTATGTAGATTAAGGGGGTCCGCCATGTTGTCTTTCCCCATTACCATTGATGGTTTCTTGGCTTCCGCTCCGGTGTTGGATTTCATCGATGCCCATGAGAAAAAGCACCAGTTAGAGTACCTCAGTGACGGTACATTGAGCGGGTTTACCAAAGACATTGTTCATGTCATGTTGGCTCCGTTGGAATACCTCGCATCCCGTGACCTCGTCCCTCAAGTGGCGAGTGTCTACGTTCACATCGACGACCCGGGCACGAAGAGGGGGAATTACACAGTTACTATGGAAATATCGGTCCCGTATGAACCGGTTACTCTGTGTTATCATGGGGTGTTTTCGCCAACGGCCGAGATGTCTGCTGCACAGGAGTGGTTGTCCCTGTTTGGTATCCTTCCCGTGCAGACGTATCTCACCCGTAACCCGGATATAGTACTCGTCCCCAGCGCTGGTGTTGTAAGTGGCTCATATCACTACGCCAAGCAGGAAGCCCATCGAGTGGCGTATGCCGTCTCAACGCTGCCCCACGCTCCAAGGATCGAGCACAATGGGCTCGCCGTGTACGACCTCCAGACAGGCACCGGCACCGCCCATATCCTCGCCACACCGCCGGTGCTCTATGCACGCTTCTTCGATTACCTCACGGGGGAAACGCAAACCCGCTCCGGTGGGCACTACATCCGTATGCTCTACGCAAGCGGTTACAGGGGGAGGGACTTAACCATCGTCGTCCCGCCGGCCATGCGTAGTCTGAGCCTCCAGCACACCATTCAAAACTTTCGCTAAGGAGACCACACCATGAACATCGAATTTGTCCCGGCATCTGTACGGTTGGTGTCACCGGTACCAGAGTATAAACTTATCAAAACGCTGGCTGTGGCGGCGCGTACCTGCTACGGCCATATCGAATACCCTGACGCCGACGACACCAACATCGCCAAACACCGTGACCTGATCACACGCATCTACCGCCGAGGCCACTGGTCGGTGTTTGAACACGGGCACATCCAGGCCCGCATACGCTGCGACCGTGGGGTCAGTCATGAGCTGGTTCGACACCGCATCGGGGTGTCGTTTCTCCAAGAATCAACGCGGTACATCCGCTACAAAGATACCATCCAGTTTATCCTCCCGTGGTGGTGGGATGATAGCACAAACGAGACTATCTCTAAACGCCAGTTGTTTGAGGGGGCGTGTCGGGCAGCCGCTAGTACGTACGAGAGCATGCTCAATACTGGTGCGGCGCCGCAGGCTGCACGGGCTGTTCTGCCCAACGCCTTGGCAACGAATTTATTCCTCTCTGCCAACCTTCGAGAGGTGTTTCACATCCTCAATCTACGCCTCGATGCCGCCGCACATCCAGACATGCAAGCTCTTATGTGGTTGTTCTACGAAGCCCTCGCCAATCACTACCCATTCTTGTTCCGTGAACTGTACAAGTACGAAATGTAAGGAGGTCACCATGTATTACGTAAAGCCTATGCTCGCCATTTACCGCTTGATTTCGTCACTGATCGTCGTTATTGCGCTCTCGTTGCTGTTCCTCACGGGGTGCTCCGATGTCGACGACTTCCGCGCCGAGCGCGAGCTTTATTGCAAGATGGTGGCGCTGTGGGAAACCAACCACACGCTTGGTTGGCCGCCGTATAACGGCGTGGAAATCTGTCGGGAGAAGTAAGAAGCGAGGTATGTCTAATGTCTCCTGTGTCTAAACGCAGTTATCTAGGTACGGCTCCGGTCTCGTGGTTGTGGCGGCGGCACCTCACCCCTACATGGGACCTGTTCGTGGCTTCCATCGCGTCGCGACGGCCGGAGCGGTACGTAATAAAACTCGTCGCAGCCCGGTTCGTACGCGGCAAGGCAAACTACTGGCTGGTGTACGATACCAACACGAAACAGTTTCTACCCATGGCAGACTACACCGCCTGCGCCGAGGCGGAGCGGGATCTTCTCGATCTGGTGGTTCAGAAATGCCCCCGGCTCGATCCACCCAAGCCGGCGAAACCCAAGCGCACCAACCTTGGCAACCCTCCGCCGGAGGGTCGGGGGTGGCGATATGCGACCCAGCTGCGCGACGAGAACAACCAGCCGTGGGGGGTGTACCTCTGCGAGCCGGAGGTTCGTGGGGCCGCAGCCGTGATGCAGGCGAAGGCCGTCGCCGAGGAGCCCGTGGCAGGCTCGGCCAACTACGTATTCACCGTAGGCCCTACGCGTATTACCGGTGGGTACAGTGCCCTGTACCGGGTGCGTCCTGTATTGGCGGTGGAAATCGCCAACACGTTCAAGCCCTATATGCACAAAGATATGACACCGGCGCCTGCCGTTACCCCGCTTGTCCACAATGCGCCGACCGAAGAAGAGACCCGCCCCACGGACCGGCTGCCTATGACACTGGCTGAGTGCGCCACCTACGCCGAGCAGCTCGCGTGGTGCCGCAAGGCCATCAGTGAAGGGCGGGTCATTACATACTCGTCGCTGGTTGCCGCTGGATGTACGCCGGAGCGCATCATCGCACAGCTGCGGGCCTACGGCCTGCCGCTGAAATCCACCAACATGCGCGTTGTATCTAAGGACGGCACCGCACGTCAGGTGGTGGCGTGGCGGCTCAACACAGCGGCCATGTAAGGAGCACACACCATGAACGCCCCGTTGAATTCGACACGGCTCGCACAGATCAAGGCCACCGCTGAGCAGTACATGGCAAACCCCAAGACCACCCCACACGGGTACCCGGTGCGCCTCGTGCTCGACCTCGTGGAGACGTGCTTCATTCTTAAAAAGCGGAAAAAGTTTTACCAGCATAGATACGAAACCTTGGTGACTCGTCTGCGCTCGCTGGTGTGCATAGAGGACGAAGGCCAACCATAACCACACTTCGGAGACGACCTATGGCGTGCTCGTTACTCGACTGTCTGCAAATGTTCGTTACCCTGCACGGCACCAAGCCGGCGTCGAAGTATATATACAGCCTCGGCAACCCGCTCATAGCTGATGCGCTGCGTCTGTTGAAGGTTCGAAAACGAGTGCGCTTCATAAAGGAGCAAGGGAGTTTCGTGGTGGCGGAACCGCTGGATTCGTCACCGTGTGATGTGTGTATACTGTGTCCTTTAACTACAGGAGGAGCCAATGAGCCAACAGTCGACAAGTGTTGTCCCTGCTGCGAACGGGGTGCGGAGCACACCATGTACCCCTCCGACATCCAGTAAACACACACCCGACGATTATCAGGTCGGCGGAGTCCACTACAAAAATATGAGTGTCCAGCCGTGGGCTGTGGTGGATTCGTGGCCCGTAGAACAGCGCATTGGATATTACCGTGGGAACGCCCTGAAGTACCTCATGCGCATGGGGGTCAAAGACAACGCCGTTGAAGACATCAAAAAGGCCATTCACTACCTTGAAAAACTTCTCACCATCTGGGGAGCTGATGCATGATCGAAGATCCCATCGTTCAGTTCCTCCACGCCCCGTCCGGCTGTACACTGTGGGCACCGGCGTCGTTCCTGTCCATGTCCGAGGCGACCATCGAGACCATATACAACGGCTGCGGCCCTCGTGGCTGGCTGGGACGGCTCATCCCTGAGTCCCTCTTTGGACTGTCTATCACGTTCCTGTGCTACATCCACGACCACATGTACGAGCGGTGCTGCTGCGAAGCAGACGAAGACGTAGCTGATGCCATATTCGCAGCCAACCTTACCCGGTGGATCATCCACCACAGCAAGTGGTACAACAAACTCCCACGCCTGCTGCTGGCCGCGCGCTACATCAATGCGGTGGCATCCACCGTGTACAGTACAGAGTACTGGAAACGGAACCTCATGCTGTACCCACGTGGCTGTCGGTATGCTGTCTATACCACAACGTTCGGAGGCAAAGCCAACGATGCCGTTCTGTGAGAAGAATGTAAACCTCGCCATTACTGCGCTGTTTCTACTCGCTATCGTAGAACTCGTCGCTAGCGCAGTGACGGGCATGCCTGCAACACATACCGGAACCTGCATCGGCGCTATCGCCGGTGTCATCATACCAACCAAGGACTGATTATGTTGCTCAGCCACAATGAAATCGTCGACCTGATAAACGCCGGCGTCATCACCGGTGTGCAGTCTCTCGATGCAGTAAACGCCGCAAGCCTCGACGTACACTTAGGCCCCGAGCTGCTCGTGGAAACCTGCGGTGGGTCGGCCGTTATCGACTATAGTAAACGCGAATGCCCCGGGTTTCGTAAAGAGACCATCGACCCAGAACGCGGTGTCCTCGTATTGCCGGGGTCTTTCGTGCTGGCACAAACCGTTGAAATGTTCCATCTACCCAACGACATATCCGCAGTGTACAAACTCAAGTCCAGCATGGCCCGCGTAGGGCTGGAACACCTCAACTCTGGTTGGTGCGACGCTGGCTGGTCTGGGTCGGTGTTCACTCTGGCGCTCAAGAATGTGACCCAGTTTCACTGCATCCGTCTACACGCCGGTGACTCCATCGGACAGGTGGTATTCTTCCGCCACACCGAAGTGCCGGAACACGCGTCCTACGCCAACCGCGGTCGATACAACGGCATTCCCTGCGTCAGTACTATCATTGAATAGGAGATCATCATGGATCAAACCACCCAACTGGAACAGGCTGTTGAAGAGTTGAACGAGTACATCACAGAACTCCTCACCGCTGTGGAAACCTTACTCTTCAGCGGCGTCGTCAGTCGCGACGACTTCGATGTATTCCGCTCCCTCCACCCGCGCGCTGCGGTGACTATCATGCAGGCGCTCAAGTTTGATTCCGAGGAGCTCCCATGATCGATACCAACGCAGCCGTAAACGTCCTTCGCCGCCGTGGGTGGGACTTCTATAACGACTTCGGTCACAAACGAGTGTGCGATAACTGCGCTGTGCTCATAGATTCTGGGTTTCGGTATTGCCCTAACTGTGGGAAAAAACTTGATCTTATCATCAACGAATCCGTTGAACAAGACATCGAAGCGGCGGTCCGAGCTGGAGTGCGGGAATACATCGCCGAAACTCAAGCGGCCCTGCGAACCATACTCAACGCGCTTGGATCTGAAACCTTGCAGCAGATCGCCGACGCACACCCCGCACAATACGAAATGATTCTTGGTTTTATGGACAAAGGGTATTGACATTTATCATATGACGTGAAAAAAGAGCCCCCGAGGAGGCGGGGGCTCAGGGTAAGGGGGTCCGGTCCGCAACCAAGGAGAGGGTACAGGAGACAAGGAGGAACTTCCTGTTTGGTTGCAAGGCGCGTTTACAAAGACATCGGTGCCGGTGTCAAGGGGGGTCTATGAAAGTCCGGGTTATCGATTTTGAAACTTTTTACGACCGTGCGTACTCGCTATCGAAGCTCACGACTGAAGAGTACGTGCGCGACGCGCGGTTTGAAACCATCGGTTTTGCCTATCAAGATTTCACCGAAGACGGCACACCGCTAGCTCCTCCGGTATGGGTAAGTGGTCCTGATAGCACCATCCACGCAGCGCTCCACGGGCTCGGTTGGGACGACGTGCACGCCGTGGCGCACAACATGCGCTTCGATGGGGCTATTTTGCTGTGGCGGTATGGCATCCGCCCGGCGCGGTATGCGTGTACGGTGGACCTCAGCCAGCCGCTGTTTGGTTTTACGACGGGGTGTAGCCTGCGGAGCGTCGCCCAGGCCCTCGGCATCGGCGAAAAAGGATACGAAGTCGAAAACGCCAGGGGCAAGCGACGGGTGGATTTCACCCCCGAAGAGCTCGCACGCTATGGTCGGTACTGTCAAAACGACGTAGAGCTCACCGGAAAAATCTTCTTCGCCCTCCACTCGCAAACCCCGCCACTGGAACAGCAGGTCATCGATCTGATGATCCGTATGTTCGTAGACCCGGTGCTGGTGCTCGATGTCCCGCTTCTTAAAGCGACACTTGAAGAAGTTCGTACCAACCGTGTCACCCTTGTGAAGGGTGCGCTGCGGATGGCGGCTGCACGCAGCCCGGTGGTGACTGAGCATATACGCACCCTGCATGCTGGTGGTGATTCGCTTGGGAAGGTGTTCAGTTCTAACAAGCTGTTTGCGGAGGTACTACGTGCCATCGGATACCCCGTGCCGCAGAAGACCAGCCCGACGACGGGTAAGCCCATTCCTGCCTTGGGGAAAAAAGACCCGGAATTTTTGGAGATGGAGGAGGCTTACGCCAACGACCCCACCTTTGCGGCTATCGTTGCGGCGAGGAAACAAACGAAGTCTACGCTGATAGAGAGTCGCATCCAGCGGCTGATTGGTATCGGCGAGCGCGGGCCGATGCCGGCCCCATTGCGGTACTACGCAGCCCATACAGGCCGGGCGGGCGGGATGGATTCGCTGAATCTCCAGAACCTCCCACGAGGCTCCGCCCTTCGGAAAGCCATCATGGCCCCTGACGGTCACACGCTCGTCGTCGCAGATTCCAGCCAGATCGAAGCCCGTGGCGTTGCCTGGGTGGCGCGGCAGCAGGACGTGCTCGACCTGTTTGCCTCTGGAGCGGACGTGTATAAGCACATGGCGGGTAAGATTTACATCAAGCCCATCGAGGCCATCACTAAAGACGAGCGACAGGTGGGTAAGCTGTGTGTGCTCGGGCTGGGGTACGGCATGGGGCACCGCAAATATAAAGATCTCATTCGGCAGGTGCTTGGGAAGGACATCCCCGGCGATGAGGCCAAGCGCATCGTGTCCGTATACCGGGCGGCCAACGCCAAGGTGAAGAACTTCTGGACCCGATGCGACGAGGCGCTGTGGGTGGTGACTTCCGGTGGCGCGGTGCAGCTGGGTCCGACGGGTCGGTGTCCGCTGTACTTCTATCCTGCCACAGCCACAGAGCCAGCACGCATTGAGCTCCCACGGGGGTTATACCTTCGGTACCACGGCTTGCGGTGGGATACGACGCTCGACACGTGGGTCTATGACAGCCGGAACAAAACCAAGTACCTCCACGGCGGGGTGGTTACGGAGAACATCGTGCAGGCCCTCGCCCGGCTCGTGGTGTTTGAGCAGATGGTAGCTATCGACCATCTACTACGTAAGGCTGCGGCTAAGTACGGTGGAGGAATATGGCGAGTCGTACTGACCGTTCACGACGAGGTGGTGGCCTGCGTGCCCGAAGACCACGCCGAGCGCGTGCTCGAACGCATGGTGAAAATCATGCAGACCCCACCGGACTGGGCGTACGGGTGGCCTATAAACGCGGAAGGTTCCACAGCTAAACGATATGGAGATGCGAAATGACGCTTCCTCTGGATGACATTCTCGAAGCTTCGACATTCAACGACGTGTACACCGCTATACGGGCCGAACATGCAGCGCGCCCGTTCCAGTTACCCACCCCAGCGGCGCAGCTCGGTCGCGTCGTTGGTGGTATGTTTACCCTCATGCCTGCGGGCGAGTTCGCCGCTCCGACCGCCGGGCGGTTGTTGTATGAGGCGTGTGTAGGGTTTGTGCTCATGGCGGTTGACCCGGCCGTATCCGACGATGACCGCCCGCTGCCGTGGGATTTGATCAATCATACCGACACAACGCTGTTGTGTGTAGCAGCCATGTTGCTTGCCGTAAAACCACACATGGATTTCAACAGTTGGGTTGTATTGGGTAGCAGGTTGTTTACCAGCTGGGCGCAGGATATGATGTTTCAGGATGAGGACCTTGATACTCTCTACACCAAATACAAGGAGGTTGCATCCATTGAGTAATGCCTGGTCGTTTACATCACTTACTGCGTTTGAGACATGCCCGTGGCGGTACTACGTTACCCGTATCACTAAGGAGGTGAAAGAACCAGAGACCGAAGCCCTGCGTTGGGGCAAAGAGGTCCACAAAGCGTTTGAAACTTATATGACAACAAAGGGAGACTGCGAAACACCGGAGTGGTTTGATCGGTGGAAGCCCATCGCAGACCGGCTGCTGGCCAAACCGGGTGACAAGTACGCCGAGTATGAGGCCGCCATCACGGAAGACTTCCAGCCCTGCGGTTGGTGGGACGACGTGGCGTGGTGCCGGGGTAAGCTGGATGTGTTGATTGTCAACGGGCCTACAGCGCTCGTATTCGACTATAAGACCGGTAAGCCCAAGCTTGGTAGTGATCAGTTACGGTTGTTTGCCCTGCTAACGTTCGCACATTTCCCTGACGTAGAGTCTGTGCGATCCGGGTATATCTGGCTAGCTTCGGGGCAAGTGACCACCGATACGTACTACAGGCAGGACGCGGCTACGCTGTGGCCTATGTTTATTCAACGGGTAAACGCCATACGTCGAGCGCTGGAGTCCGGGACGATGCGTAAGCGCCCGTCCGGGTTATGTCGAAACTGGTGCCCAGTGCCGGTGGCGTTGTGTGAATTTTCAGGAAAAGAGGGCTGATATGGGTGATGTGACCCGTCGATTTGTGAGTGAGATGTTTGTCATGGCGGCTAAGCGTGCCGGGGTGCCCGTGAAGGCGGCCAAACAGATGTTCAACGATGTGCAGGATCAGATCCTGCGAGCTGTTGCCAGCGGTGAACGGGTGGTATTCTCCGACATTTGTACAATTGGTACGGCGGAGCGAGCGGCCCGGTCTATGTGGGATGTACATCGCAGAGAAATGCGCACCCTGCCACCGCGACGGTCTGTAAAAGTGCGCGTACTGCCAAAGGCTCGGAAAGTGGTGCAGCATGGCTACGACCCCAGAGGGTAGAGTCAAGGCGGCTATTCGCGCGTTCCTTGTATCCATAGGGTGCCGCCCGGCGGGCGGCACCCGCCCCACCACGGTGAACGGGTGGTTTTACTTCCCGATGCAAAACGGACTTGGGGTTGTAGGGATACCGGATATTGTCGGCTGCTACAAAGGGCGGTTCTTCGCGATCGAGGTAAAGGCCCCAGGAAAGAAGAGTAACGTTTCAAAAAACCAGGTCTTACGCATACAGGAAATCCACGAGGCTCAGGGTCTGGTTTTCGTAGCAGATGGGGTTGATGATGTACGTGCACACTTCAAAGAAACTTTTGGTGTTGACGGGTAAGAAGCGTAGACTTGAGCAGTACAAGATATTGTTACCCGGTACACAGCTCCGTTGGATTGAGCAGAAACGTAAGTGGTGGTTGTTGGTACCACACACGGTCGAGCATTGCATGATGCTCAAAAACCTTGATGCTCGGTTGAAGGTGCCGTCTCCCATACAGTATTACTACGAATGGCCGAGGTCGTACAAGATTACGCAACCGTTCGTGGCACAGAAAGAAACCGCTGCGTTTCTCACGCTCAATCCACGGGCGCACGTGCACAACAGTCTTGGCACAGGCAAGAGTCTCGCTGCTCTGTGGGCGTGGGACTATCTCAACCGGGAAGGGCTTGCCCAGCGGCTGCTGGTCGTTGCGCCTCTATCCACCATCGAGCGCACGTGGGCTGATGCGGTGTTTGAAAACTTCACCGCGACCCGAAGCGCGGTGGTGCTCTACGGCACATGGCAGCGCAGACTACAGCTCCTCGATACGGAAGCCGACGTGTACATCATCAACCACGACGGTTTGACTGTAGCGGGTATGCTTGATGCGCTGGCCAAGCGGCCGGACATTGATACCATCGTGTTCGACGAGCTCTCACAGGCGGCGCGGAACGCGACGACCGCGCGGTGGAAGGCGTTCAACCAGCTGGCCAACCGGCAGAATATCAACCGTCGGGTGTGGGGGTTGACCGGTACGCCGATACCGAACGCACCTACGGACGCGTATGCACAGGCCAAACTCATCACACCGGACAAGATGCGCGGGGTGACGTTTGTTCGCTTTCGCGGTCAAGTTATGTACCAAACTGGACCATTTACGTGGGTTCCCCGGCCAAACGCCACGGACACCGTGTTCGAGTTGTTACAACCTTCTATTCGATTTACAATGGAATCCTGCACCGATTTGCCGGCAACACTGTATTCCTATCGCCATGCACAGTTGTCTCCGAAACAGCAACGGGCCTACGAAGAAATGCTCAAACGGCTCGTCGCAGAGTTTGACCACAACGGAGAAAGCACCACCGTCTCCGCCGTCAACGAGGCTGTAAAGCTGAGTAAGCTCATACAGATTGCGTGCGGTGCGGTGTATGACCAAGACGGGCGTGTCGTTGATGTCGAAGGCACGGAACGAATGGAGATCGTGCAGGAGATCGTCGACGAAGCAGAGGGGAAAGTCATTGTGTTCTGTCCGTTCCGGTCGGTGCTGGCGAAGTTGGCCGACTTTCTCAAAGCCCCGTCGGCTATTATCCATGGTAGTGTGTCCAAGACCAACCGAGATGAAATATTCCAAGCGTTTCAGAACGGGTCTCACCTACGTGTCCTCATCGCCCAGCCGAGCACCATGTCACACGGGCTGACACTGACGGCAGCGAACACCATCGTGTGGTTTGCTCCGGTGACGAGTGCGGACACGTACACGCAGGCCAACGGGCGCATCGCCCGGCCGGGGCAGACACGGACGACGCATGTCATCCACATCGAAGGCACCCCGGCGGAGCGGCGGCTCTACAGCCGGCTGGAAAAGAAGCAGCAGGTACAAGGGCTGTTATTACAGCTGGTTGAAGAATCTTCAAAATAATCAAACTTGCCTATTGACATCTCATAGTTCGCTTATTATAGGGAGGTCGTCAACCAAGGAGGTCCTATGAAAGGTCTTGACCGGCTCGTGGAGGCGTATCGTATCTTACGGGACAAAAAGGCGGAGTTGGAGGCAGCGCATAAGGCGCGGATTGCGGAAATCAACAGGAGGCGGGAGCTCATCGAGAACAAAATTTTGGAGTTATTCAACGCGGCTGGGGTGGAGAGTGCCCGTACCCCGCATGGTACGGCGTATGTGTCGGAGGTATTGACGGCGCGGGTAGCTAGCCGGGATGCATTTTTTCACTTCGTGCAGACGCACGACGCGTGGGAGATGCTTGAGGCCCGAGCGAATAAGACCGCTGTCAAGCAGTATATCGACGAACACGACGGCGCGCTTCCGCCCGGTATTGATGTAGCGACCATTCGTAAGATCAACATTCGCAAGTAGGAGGTATTATCATGGCTACAAAGCAGCTGGCTATTTTCGACGAACAAACCCCCGGCACTATCAATCTTCCCGACGAGTTCAAAGCACTCATTCCGGCGGATTTCAAAGAGTTGCTGGATGAGTTTTCCACGGGATTAACGATAGCGTTCCCGGTCATTTCCATCAAAGGGCGGGCGTTTACCGTCCGCAACAAGGACGACCACAAGACCATCATGCGTGCAGATGACCCAGACAGCCCGGCGTCGCACATCGATGTCGTCGTGCTTGCCGCCAACCATGGGATTGCGAAGGCGTACTACAAGGTGAAGTATACGGAGGGTTCCGTTGAAGCCCCGGATTGCTGGTCCAATGACGGCGAACGGCCGGACGAGTCCGTGGAAAAACCAGTGGCGAAGTCGTGCAAGACTTGCCCGTACAACCAGTTTGGGTCCCGCATCACGGACGATGGGAAAAAGGCAAAGATGTGTTCCGACGCCAAGCGACTGGCTGTAGCGTCGCTGGATGACATCGCCAATCCCATGTTGTTGCGGGTTCCGGCAACGTCTCTGAAAAACTGGCAGCAGTATGTTGCCCTGCTTGCCCGCAAGGGCGTGCTGCCTACGATGGTGGTGACCCGCATTCGCTTCGTCCCCGGCGTGGCGTTCCCTCAGCTGGAGTTTAAACCCCTCAACCTGCTACCGGCGCAGTATATCAACGCGGTCAAGCAGGTGCGAGAGTCCGAAGTGGTGGCCTACATTACGGGTAAGCTCGCCATGCCGGCGCTTGCCGTCGCTGAGGATTTGGAGAGCGAACCCGAGCCGGCGGCGAGTGTGCCCGCGCCTAAGGAAGAAAAGCCAGCGAAGGCACCTAAGGCGAAGAAGCCGGCCAAGGAGGCCAAGGAGGCCAAGGAAGAGAAGCCTCCGGTGGTGGAGGAAGACGAGAGTGAAGACGACACCGACGACGAGGTGAAGGACACGGTAGATGCCGACGTAGAGGCCATTCTCGACGGTATTGACGACCTGTAAACCCTACGGCCTGCAGCTGCGGGCCGTATACTTAGGAGAACGCAGCGATGAACGGACACAAGGAAGCACAGCAAATTTGCCGGTGGTTACTGGATGCGTGTGGGTTGACTTACCGGGAGCTCGCCTGGCTACTCGACGTTTCCTACAAGACCGCGTATGACATCGTTACGCGGGATGAGGGGCGGTACCGGGTATCCGGCGACACCCTCTTGGCACTCCGCAAACTCAAAGAACAGTTCGAGACCGCCATGGCGGACGGTACGTTTGATCCGAGTCTTTTACCACCATCACGGCGTCCTGGAGCCAACCGGGAGCGCCGCGAGCTCATCTTACCCGTAATCCAATAGGAGGGGCGTTGTGGAAACGGCTGAAGCTCGTGCAAGACAGTTTTTTACACACATTTTACCAGCCGATGGCTGGTACGTTCTCGCCGTATTCAGCGCTAACGGAGACGGGCGGCGGGTGATTAAGCACCAAGTGTATGAAAACGCTGTACTGCTTGCACGAGCCGCCGTTCAGGCGTCGGACGCTGGGTATGATGTATACCACGCCTGCGCCACGTTCGCACAACGCCGGCCAACGGGAATCCGTAAGCAGGACAACGTATACGCCATCAAGGCTGTGTGGGCCGACCTCGACTGTGGTGAGGGCAAAAGCTACGCTACCCAGCGGGACGCCGCGCAGGACCTTGCTCGTGGTTGTAAAACGCTGGGGATTCCGTTCCCCACGCTGGTTTCTTCCGGCCGGGGTCTGCACGCATACTGGGTTTTTACCGACGCCATCTACGGCATAGACGCAACCAAGCGCGCGGCGGAGCTGATGAAAGCCGCGTTGCAACACGTAGGCGTCCGTATCGACCCTGCGCGTACTGGAGATACGGCGAGCATATTGCGTCCCGTTGGAACCATGTGGCGTAAGGAAACTCCGGCCCGGCCGGTTCAGGTCGTACGCTACATGGAGCCTGTGGATACGCAGCAATTTCTACAGACCTTACAAAAGTTCGTCACCCCCACCCAACCAAAAGTCAAACTCCCGGAAGAGTTCGCCGCCCCGGCTACGTATCCACCGGCAAACCCAAAGAAGGTCCTCGCCCAGTGCGCCACACTGCGTCACGTAGCCGCCCGACGGGGCACCGTCCCGGAACCGCTGTGGTATGCCGCGATAGGCACCATGAGTTACACTGAAAAAGGCTACAAGGTGGGGCACTACATCAGCAACGGATACCCGGGATATACGTATGAAGAGACCCAATCCCGCATGGAACGCTGGCAAGACACCTGCTCCGGGCCGGCGACGTGCGCGAAGTTCCGCTCCCTCTCTCCTGAAACCTGCGCTGGGTGTACCCATGCAGTGACCAGTCCGATCCAGCTTGGTTACGATGCTGTGCAAGCGTCGGAAGAGCCCGCGTCATCGCTGGCCGACGAGCGTACACGACAGATCGAGCTCGACGAAACGCTTTGTAAACGCCTACCGGACGACCTGTTATATTGGCCGCAGCTCAGCAACCAGTACCGACTCGTAGAAAACACCCTTCAGGCGCGGATCAAAACAAAAGACGCCGAGGGCAACCTCAAGGAAATATGGATCAGCCTCGTTGACACGTGGTTGTATCCGTACCGTACGAGGAAAAACTCCGATGGTGAGCGCACCGTAGAGTTCTACGTACGTCGCCTCTATGGAACGGGCAAGGCGCGGCGTGCCAAGTGGGAGGTAATATCTATCGAAGGCGCGGCTATCGCGGATGTTACTGCTTTGGTCCGCGCCCTTGGTATGTATGGCATATACGAGGTGAACAGTACGGAAAGGATGGGACGGCCTATGTTGAAACAGTATATCAGAGACGCTGTACGCGCGATGGAAGCAACACGAGGAGAGATAGACGAGTTCAACAAGCTTGGCTGGGTTGCTGGGGAAGAGGGCTTTATCGTAGGTGATACGATCATCACTGAGGGTACTACATATCCAGCGATACTTGCACCCGACGCACTGCCTACCACCGTCGTGGAGGGGCTTCGCCCGCGCGGATCACTACAGCAGTGGGTAAAGACAGTTGACGCTGTGTATAACCGCCGTGGTGCGGAGGCATATCAGTTCGCCATTGCGTCGGCGTTCGCCTGTCCGCTGGTCAAGCTCGCCAACATCCCGGATTTTCACGGTATACCCATCGCCCTTACAGGGGCCGGAGCGAACGGTAAAACCACCGTCGCGCAGGTGGCGTGCTCCGTGTATGGTGATCCACTGTCGCTCTATGCCGGTGGCGGAGATGCGCAAGCAACGACGAACGCGTTGCTGACCATGGTGGGTAAGGTAAGGAACCTGCCGTATCTCTTCGACGAAGTGACCGGACGAAAGGGTGAGGACCTGCAAACCATCCTCTACGCCATCTCTAACGGGCGGCCCAAGTTGCGGCTTCGTAAGGACGGACAGTTTCAACCTGCGAGCCGCATGTCGTGGGATACCATCACATATCTTACGAGCAACGACCGCCTGCTGGATATACTGCAAACGGGCGATGCCCGGGTCATTGACGCCACACAGGTGCGGGTGTTTGAAGTGCACATGCACTCGCATCTGGCGAACACGCTTTTTGCAGACGTAAACGCCCATGACATTCAGAACATTCTTGCAAACCACTATGGGCACGCCGGGATTGAGTACCTGAAGTGGCTGACAGCAAACAAGGCCAAAGCCAGAAAGATTGTTGAACAGTTCCGTCGCAAGCTGCTTCCAAAAGAGGCGCTCAGTGCGGACTACATGAAAGAGAGGTTTTATCGGGAGCTCATTGCCCTGACCCTTGCTGGGGCGCATATTGCGAAGCATCTGGGGCTGTTGAGTTTCGACATTCAGAACCTTGCGAAGTGGGCCACCGACCACGTAGTACGCATGCGTCGTGACCGGGCCGATGTGCTGCCTGGCACGTTGGATCTCATCGCTCAGTTCTTCGCAGAGCACTCTGATCGAATCGTATGTACACCACGCTGGTACCCTCGCCGGGTACCGGCGTCCGAGATTATGTACGTGGCAGACAAGGTACGTCGCCCCGTGGCCCGCATCGCCTACAATCCAGCGAAAGTCTATATAAGCAAAGAAGTGTTCGATACCTATCTGGATAGTAAAAAGATCAACCGTGGCTGGTTCCTTGAGTCGGCCAAAAAAGAAGATGTCTTGCTTCTTGACGAAGCCGCAGATGCCATTCGTATGTGTACACGTGTCTATGCGTATAAAGGGACGGACCTACCTATAAACGGAATGCGCATATCAGTGTACGAGCTCAACCCGGCAAAAATCCTGGAACACGTACCGTTGCAGGTTGTAGAACCCAACGTAGATTGCGCGGCAGAATAAGAAAGGCGCCCACGACGGCAGAAGAGGCCCTGCGCCGATGCGGCGAGCGCGCCAACATGGAGCATCTGCTGGCGGAGAACGAGCGCCTGCGGGATGAGGTGGAGAGGTTGCGAACTGATGGCACCCGCGCCGCCCGCCCGCTCCTGACCCGGATCGCCGCGACCCGGGAGGCCGGGACGGTCCGCCGGTGCCACATCGTTCCGCACCACGGTCAGTACAACATCGCCCAGCACAGCTACGGCGCGGTGAGCCTCCTGCTGTTGCTTCACCCGGAGCCGTCGCTGAACCTGATCAAGGCGGTCCAGTGGCACGACTGCGCGGAGCGTTGGTTGGGCGACATTCCGGCCCCGGCGAAGTGGACCAACTCCGAACTCGGGAAGGTGTATGAGGAGGCGGAACGCCGCGTGCTGGCGACCCTGGGCCTGCTCCCGGGACTTCTCCCTGACGAGGAGGACTGGTTGAAGGCCGTGGACACCCTCGAACTGTGGTTGTGGTGCCGGGAGGAAGAAGCCCTGGGCAACGAAGAGGTCACGGCCATGCGTAGGGCATGCGAGGAGGTGACGGAGAAGCGGGGCCTGGAGGGTAGCCTGCCCGAACCCGTCCGTGCCTTCTACGTGGCAGCGAAGCACCAACCGCATCG